CTGCACTATATTGAGCACTGCTAGCATTTATATCTTTTGATGTAGACATAAAACCGTCTATTAAACTAGGTATTTTAGCCACTGCAGCATCTCTAGTAGCTCTTTCAGTATCTGTGCTAGCCGTTGTAATATTAGCTTTAGCAGCTGCTGCTGTTTGTATTAGTAATGACTTAGCTTGAGCATATTTTTCAGCGGGACTTAGCGTAGAAGCAGCTCCAGCAGTTAAAGCGTTTTTATAATCTGTTAAAGTTTTAATTGAAGTAGTTAGTGCATTATTGCTTGTGGTATACGCTGCTTTTAATTTATCGCGTAAAGCAATTTCATCTGTTAGTGCATTAATATATTTTTGACGAGGTTTTAGAGTGTCTTCCATTGCATTAAGTTCTTTTTCTCGCGTCAGTGCTAATGCTTCGGAACTTTTACCTAATAATTCATATATCTTTATTTCTTGATCAGCTGCTGCGTCTGCAGAAGCTGTAACTTGGTTCATAGCGTCACTTAAACCAATTAGTTTAGCATAAGTTATAGCAGTTGCAGTATCAGTAACTTTAAACCCTAATACTAATTGTTTAAATTGATTTCTTGTTAAATTACTTGCAAAACCTAATTTGTTAAGTTCTTTATTTAAAGCAATTTGTTTAGGTAGTAATCTTTCCGAAGGTGTTAAAAAGTTATCACCAAATGACTTTGTGCGATCTATAAAATTACTTAAACCACCAGAAGCTGAAATCATTGCATCAGAAAACTCTATAGCTTTTAAACCAGTACCTAAAGTAGCTTTGTTAATACTTTCCATTGCTAGATTAACTTTATCCATGCCGTCAATAACACGTTGGGTTGTTTCTAGCATTCCTTCGCCAAACTTATTATAAGAATCCAAAGAAGCAAATAATACACCGCTTGCAGTATCTAACATAGAACTTAGTATGCTATTTAAAGCATCATCTAGCTCCTTACCTTTTAATCCTCTTAATGAGACTAAGGTAGTTACATCTACTTGGGCTAACTTACTCATTATATCTTGAGTATTCATGCCAAGTTTTTTACCTGCCTCAATCATTAAATCGCCGGCATTATTAAATACGGCTCGAAGAGCTTTCTGAATTTTAGGGTCTAATTCACCTAATTGTTGGTTTAAAGACTGACTTGTACTGCTAATCCATAAAAAACTACTACTACTAGTTGTTAGAACATCTTCGAAAGTTTTTATAGAACCACCAATATTACTCATCATATCAGCAAAAGTACCAGTTATCTTTAGTCCAGCATCTGTAATTTGCTTACTAGTACTACTACCAAATAATCCACCTAAAATATTGAAACCAGAGTCTCCTTCTGTTGTACCAAACTGACTACCGCTACGTAAACCTACAACTCCATAAACTCCTTTGGCTACACCACTAATACCATCTTTAATACCTGATAGTAGTTCTACCATTTTATTAGAATAAGACAAACCTTCTACTGAAGTTGCATTAAGTATGTCTAATGAATTATTAATTGATTGTGATTTAGCGCTAGAATCTCCGCTAACTGTTCCAGTACCTTGAGTAGTTTGACGCTCTTGAGCAGTTTTTCCAGTCATATCAACCGTACCACCATCTCCACTACCAGCAAAAGCTCCTCCAAGAACTGCAGCTATAGCAACACTGGCAGCCGGTATTCCCCAAGGCCCTAACCATGCCATAAAACTTGCATAAATAGCAGGTATACTAATACCAATACTTTCTAATGCTGCAGAAGCTTGCATTGCTAAATCCTCAGCATATGCTCCTGCTTTTGCAATTTGTTCTTCAGATGTTAACCCCATTTTAATAGCTGATTCTTTAAAATCACCTGCAATTCTTTGAGCTGCAGCAGTTTTTTCCATACCAGTTATTGTTTTATATGCTGTAGTTTGTTCTCCAAATAACTTTTTAACACTACTAAGAACTGCGCTTTCATTTTTTAATTTATCTCTTCCATGTTTCTCTTCTAGCTTAATTAGAGCTTGTGTAGCATCTGCTTTTTCTTTAACTGATGCTGTAGGATCTTTCTCCGCATCTTGTAGTGCTTTTTTCTGTTCAAGATATTGTGTATCTTGTTGTGCCATATTTAAAATTGCTTCGCCCGCTTTACCGATATTTGTGCCTAGATCTCCAAAAGCTGTAGTAAGACCCTCAGTAATACCTACCATCTTTTCCATAGTAAGTTTTTGTGAATCTAATAAAGTATTATGTGTTTGTTGTGTGGTTATATTAGATAATTTAGCAGCTAATAAACTGGTTTCACCAGCCACTGACTGATCATAATAGGTTTTCTTTAAATTAATTTCGCTTAATATATTACGATACTCAGGAGAATCTTCTGGTTGTGTAGCTAATTTTGCTTTTAGTGCGGCATCTTCTTTGTTAAAAGCTTGTTTTTTATCAAATAAAGCCTGTTGGCTAGCTCTTGTGGCTTCTTCTATGGCAAATGTAGCGTTTGCATCAATAATAGATTTAGCATCTAATGCCCCTATTGAATTTAAAAGATTAAATCTTTCTTTTGATATAGCTAGCTTATTTTCTTCGGATTTTGTAAGAGCAGTATTTGCATCTACTTGTTGTTGAGCAATAGCTGCACGTTTACCCTCAGTAGCAACTCCAGCTTCTTCAGTGTACCCAATAGCACGTTTAGCTGCAGCCTGTGTATCTCTTTGTTGTTTTTGTGCAAGTTTTGCCTGAAGTTCTGTAACTGCACTTGAGTTTGGAACACCCATTATGCTCTCACCAGGTTTAACTCCTGCACGCTTTGCTTTAGCTATTTCATTTTCAATATCTAAGTTATCAGAAGCTTCTTTGTTTAAAGCAATTCGTTCAGCAAGTAATTGTTTTTGTGTTAACAATTCTTGATCTACATATAGTGCATTTTTAATTCTAATATCTAACTCTTGTTGTTGTGTATTTAGACGCTCTAATTCAGTAGCTTTTAAATCTTTTTGTAATTTAATTCCGTGATCCATTAGTGCATAACTAGTAGTAATATCAATACCAGTTTTTTCAGCACCAAATTGTTCTCTTTGAGCTTGCCCTGCAGCACGTTGCTGTGCACCAGGTAAGGCAATATTAGCTGCAATCTGTCTAGCACTACCTATAGGTAGCTTTAGTGCATCCATTACGGTAGATAATGTTGCCGTTTGCATTTCTTTAGCTATTTCAATACCAACTCTGCGCTGAGTTAGTTCGCCACTTAGTTTAGATTCGTTTTGTCGCTCACTTGGAGTAGCTGATATACCTTTATCAAATCTTTCTTTTTGCTTATCATTTAAATCTTTTTGCTGATCAAATACTAAACGCTCCTCTTCAACTATTCTCAAACTATCCATAATTGTAGATAAACTAATTTGAGCATCTAGTTGACGTATCTGTATATCAATACCGCTTTTATCTAAACCTGCACGTACTTGAATACCTTGAGCAGTATCACCTAAACCTTGAGCGGATGCTTTAGCAATAGTAAGCTTAGCCTTTTCAAAACCAATACCAATGCTATCAGCTACTAGCTTAGCACCATTAATAAATACTGAAGTTTGTTCTTTATTAAGTGTATCAATATAAGGTTGTATTTTTGCTTTTAGTGGGTCTAATACACTTACTAATAAGTCTTGTTGTGTTTTATTTTCAGATAATTTTTTATCTAATCCTGTAACTGTAACACCATATTTTGTAGCATCAGTACGTTTCTTTAATAAATCTTGTTCTTGTTGTTTTAATTTGTCTAATCCATCGGTATATGCTGAAATATCGGAAACCATCATCTTTATTTGAGGCGAGGCTTTATATAATTCTGCTGCAACATCCGGGCTAAAAAATCTTAATTTAGCAGTATCTCCTGATATTTCTGCTAATTTACTTAGCGCAGTAGTAGGATCTTGCAGAGCCTTACTCATCTTTTTAGCTACATCTATAGTTTCAAACCCTAGTTTAGCTAAATTATCACTAGGCATCATACTTACTAATATTGCATCAAAAGTAAGTCCTGCTGTTTTAAAGGCATCATCAAATTCTTTACCTTTTGAAGCAGTAACACTTAAATCAGTACCTAAATGTTGCATTGCAGCTGTAATTTTTGGAGCAATTTCTAAGAACTTTTCTGGAGTATCATTTAAATAGTTTTTAAATGCTTTTTCATCTGTTGGATCTACTCCAGTTAGGTCTTTAATTTCTTGCAAAGCTTTTGTTGTTTCAGCTCCTGGTGAAGCTAATTTAAATGAGTTTGCTACACTTTTAGCTAATTCTATAGAAGATTTTCTTAGTAAATTTGATCCTATTAATACTTTTCCAGTATCAATTAGTTTATCAAACCAACTAGCTGAATCTGCTTGTTCTTTTACAGCTTTAAATGCCTTGCTAGCAGCATCACCAATTTCCAATACTGCATTAGCTTTTGCCGTCATTGCTGCCGTAGATATTTTATAAAGAGGATCTCTTCCTTCTAAGTCTTTTAATACTTTGTTTGCCATTTCAGCTACAGTAGATAAATTCTCTAGTGCGGCAGAAGCAGCTGCAGCTTGCTTAGTATTTGTGCCTAAAACATCAATAAGTAAATCAACTGTACCAATTACTGCTCCAATTATTGCCCCAATTTCACCATATTTTGATGCAAAGCTAGATATTTTGCTTAAGGCACTACTTGCTGAATTTTTTAAAATACCATAACTACCTGCAGCGGTTTCATTTGCTCTTTGAAGAATATTAAGCTTATCTACTTGTTCAGTAATTTCATTACCTTTTCTATCAAAAGTACCTGTACCAACAGTTATTTTTCCCTTACCACTGCTAGCACTTAGTTGTGCATTCATACTTGAAAAAGCAGCAAACATTCCTTTTGAGGCTTGTGTTTCTGCAGTTATGGCTTTGATATTATCTAAATGGTATCTTTGATTTATATCTGAAGTTCTTGACTTTAACTTAGCTAATTCTTTTTCATTAACATTACTTTTACTAACAGCAGCTTCGCGGGCAGCATCTTCAATATCTGCAGCTTTAGTTTTAGCACGATTAACGCTATTATATAAATTACCTAACTCTTTAGCAGAATCCTGTTCTGTTACTAAAGCACTTTTACTAAGTTCTTGTTGTTTGGCTTTTATAGCAGATATTTCACCAGGGGTTAAATCAAAAGGACTTTTCTTTGCAATAGTAGCAACTTCTTTACCTACTATACCTTCATCTAGTTGTCTAATTTTTCTTTTGTTATTGTACGCTAGTTTATAAGCATCTTCGGCAGCCTTACCTGCTGCAGCATCTTTTTTACCTAAAAGTTCTGTTAGATCTGATACTTCTTGATTGGAAGCTGCACGGGTCTGAGTAGCATAATCTTTTGATTTTTTAGCTAGATCTAACATGCTTATTTTATAAGCAGTTAGTCCTGGTATAGCCTGATTTAATAGTAACTTTCCTACTCCTGCTAAAGCTATTCCTAATAATAAACTATTATTAGCAAGAACATTTACAAATGCTCCTATTGGAGAATTAATTAGCTCTAAAAACCCTTGAGCTAAGTCTTTTACACTTGCTAATAATTTAGAATAAGGGTTAATATCTATATTGATTCCACCAAATTTACGCTCACCTTCATCTAAAACAGCATTAGCAAAAGCTTGACGTTTTTCAAACTCAGTTAGCTCTCCAACTGACTTACCAATAGCTTTAGCGTATGCTTGTTGTGCTGGTATAACACGAGCCATAATACCTAATTCATCTAGTAATTCAGGCTGAATTTTAACAATACCTTTTGTTAAACGATCCATTGAGTCAGGCATATCTCGGCCAAGAGCTAAAGAGGCTTTACGAGCTACTTCTGTCATCCGTAAGATTGCACTACTAGTCATGCCACCGCTACTTGCTAGTGCAGTAGAGGTCATAGCTTGCTGCATGGAAATTGCACCACCAGTAACTGCTACCATTTGCTTTGATAAGGCTCCTAGTGCTCTACCACTTTGTGCACCTAATTGATCTAAACCCTTAACAATATTTGTAGTATCAGCAGCTTTTGATAATGCGTTAAACGCAGCACTAACAGCAAATAAGTTAGCTGCAAAAGTTGCATAAACGTGAACAAGCCCGCCCAAGCCTTGTGCTTGTGCAGCAAAATCCCTACCACTAGCGCCAGTGGCACCTGCTATTCCACGACTTAAATTAGTATCACTTGCTCCGCCACTTGGTTGTGCTGCAGCTGCACGTGCAGCTACGCCTTGACGAGCAGCACTTGTTGCCATAGGTACGCGAATATTTTGAGCAGCAGTACCAGCAGCTTGTAGATTTTGTTTAAGTAAAACAGCATCCTTATTCTTGTTAGCAATGGATCCACCATCGTCTAGTGTCATACCTATTCTAATATCATTTGCCATATTTTCCCCTCATCAATACGCAAAAAATTACGCATTATTATTAGTAGCTACCATTATAACATTTATGGAATATAGTGTCAATGGTTAAAATTTCATACCCAATAAAAAAACCTCTGTACCGTTAAGTACAGAGGTTTCTTATTTTGATTTAGGTTTTGCATCGGCAATGGCTTTTGACCTGTGCGTATCAATAATCCCTATTAACTCATACTGAGTGCGTCTATCTTCGACCGGTACCTCAAGCAGTTCTAGAATATCTAGTAATCCTGCATAGGTTTTCCCTAAGTATATACCATTCATTGTATCCCACTCATCTCGAAGCTTTTGATAAATACCAAGAGCTTCTTGAACATCTAAAAAGAAATCCTCATATTCCACAGGGATTTCTTCTTCGAGGGGTTCGGTACCTAACATTTCACACATTTCAAAATATGTGTCTTTTGTCATTGATACCGTGCTATTAGCAAAGTAGGATTCTAATTGGCGATTTAACTCGCGGTACTGGTCTACGTGAAATTTGACAACTCAGTTACTGTTTCACTAATAAAAGCATCAAAGTTAGCTGAAGCTTGCATCAAGAATAGTGCATTGTCTTGGTCGTATGGTAGATCACTATCCAAATCTTGTCCTGTTAAATCAACTGGAGCCAGTTGTTCTAGATAACTTAATTTGAAGCCTGACCAACCTTTAATACATGCATTAACGTATAGTTGCAAGAATAACTTATCATCAAGTTCTTCTAGCGGTTGACGGTTTTTAAATACCGTTTTAGTTGCTTTTTTGCGAATACCTACTAGTGTTTCGCGCGAAAGAAATACTACGTTAATTTTGAAGCCATTGAACCCAGGATAGTCTACTTCAACCGTTTTTGACGGTACCAATAGAGACTTGAGACTAAGAGCTGCGTTTGTTGTTGCCATGAAAATGGTCCTTTTATTATATGAAATACTGAGAAAAAGAGGTAGGGGAGATCAAACCCCTACCAAGGAAACTAATTAAGCTGCAAAGTAACGAACTGTTAAATCGTTTGTTTCATCTAAAGCAAATGTATTTGCATTAGCTGTAGTATTAGGTACATAACCTTCCGCTGTAAAGTTAATAGCAGTTGAAATAACTTGTTGAACATCAACACTAGGAACAGTAAACGTAACAGCAGGCATTTCTAATACAACACGATTTGAGTTAGTAGATCCACCGATTGCTAGTGATACAGAGGCTATCGGCTCAACTGAAGCACTAGCTGCTGCAAGCATATCAGATAGTAGCTGTCCAGTACTACCAACTCCACTACCAGTTTTTAGGTAAGCATTGATTGTACCAGTAATTGAACGTGTACCAGTGTAATAAACAGCTGGAACGTTAACAACACCAAGATTAGCAGGAGTGATATAACTAATGTTATTATTAATTGTTACTGACCCGCCGGTTAGTGCAATTGTATAAGTTGTAGCTGCTGCTGAACCTAGTGCATTTAGTGTAGTAAATGCAACAGTACTTAATTTATTAGTAATAAATGGTGCTGTAGTAATTTTAGCAGTATAGCTTGTACCCGCAGTAGCAGTAATTGTTGATAATGCAACAGCAGATTCAGTAAGTTTAGTAGCTTGGCCAGTCCATTGTAGTGTAGCAATAGCGTCTAAACCAAAGTCAATCATAACCTGATTCATAGCGCAGTTGTCAACTTGATAAACAACGTTGTCAACAGCAAAGAACATACCAAACTTTAACAATTGATTTAAGTTAGAGCTAGCTGCTGTAACAATTGATTGAGTAGCGGCAATTGGTGCCCATGCTCCACGATACAATTTTGGACTAGTAAGAGTAAAAGCAGAAGTAGCTGTTACAGTTGGGTTAACGTACTCAAGTACTAATTCTGTTAAACCTGTTGCAGGAACTGCACCAGTAGTAATTGAAGCACCACCAGCTTTATAAGATTTAATCAGGGCAGGAGCATTAAACGAGTTTAGTGCTCCACCAGTTGCTGCAGTAAATCCACTAATAGTAATAATGTCACCAACTGTAGCACCTGTTGTAAGAGTACCAGAAGTTAATGGGATTGTTAAAGTACCAGTACCAGTAGTGTTGCTAAATGCATAAGTAATGCTACCAATTGTACCAGCAAGACTTAGTGTGCTAGCTGTTGCATTGTAGTCTACTGCGCTAAACATTGCATTCCATAAAACACTTTCTTCAGCAGTAATTGCTGTAGTAGCGTTAAAAGGACGAACATACGTAGAGAATGAAAAATCAACAGGAGCTAAGCTTGTGTTAAAACTACGCTGTCCACGAACAGGAGCCACACCAGCTTCAGAAATTGTGATAACATCAGCGTTTGTGTTTTGACTAAATGTAAATCCATCAAGAACTTGAATTTCTTGAGTATTAGCGGCGGTGAAACCGGTAGTAATAATTACTCCGGTTGAAGAGTTAACGTTTGTAGTAAAGAATACTCTACTATTACGTACTAGATTTAATGCCATTTTATTTCCTTTTTATTTAGTATCTTGGTACTAGACTAGATATTTATCTGTGTTTATACCTTTAATACTGGTTACATCATCTGATATCTAACCTGTAGGTTCATTTCACCTATGGCATAAGGAGCTAAAAGCCCTTCATCAGTTGTTATTGAAACTACCAATATTTCAGTAGTTTCGTAATTTTTATCAACATCGTATACTAACACACGATTATTATCGATAACTGTTTCGATATCCTCTAGTACCTGCTCTAGCTGAATCTGAGCATTTTCACCTTTGCAGTAAATTTTAAGTGTGATACCTAAGTATACCCAAGCAAATCCGCCTGGAAGATACTCTCGGGTTTCGGAACCTGACGAGCCATATACACAAGGAAAATCATTTACTTCATCCCAAAACTTTAGGATAGGATAAGCATTTGAATATATGTTAGTAGTATATGGCGTGCCACCGTCTATTAGTTTAAGCTTTTCTACGATAGCTTTTAAAATCGATGTTCTACGACTCATAGTAAGACTGCCCTCATTCTATTACTTACTTTAGTTGCTGCAATGTCTCTAATTGAACCAGCAATCAGCAGTTTAGGGTCTCTTGTTTTTGGTGAACCTTGGCGAAAGCCGGGTTCAAATGTTTGATAAGGATTCTTCATATAGCTATAGAAAGCTGTAATCATACCCTCTCTACTTTGGCTCATGCGCTCTACCTTAGCTGACGCTGCGAAGCGTCCGGTTTGGTAATTTAGGATCCTAGGGTCGTTTCCTGTACCCATGTTTGCAGATATTACGTCTTGCAAATGAGTATTTAATAGAAGCTGTAAACTAGCTAGTGAATATGTCTGTGTAGGTGTACCTTTTACTAAACCAGGTTTACTTACAGTAACTGATTTAGTATCTAATAAACTTACTGCCTTTATTAACAGGTTTAGGTTTATGTACACTACCTAGTACTGTTTTAGAACCTTTTAAAGTAGCTATTAAACCACCTTTTATATCCTGTAATATAGTATTAGATCCGTGTAGCTTTAATAACTTATCGTGAAATTTAGTGCTTCTAAGGTAAGAAGATATATCTCGTTCTATTCTACCTTCTAGTTTAGCTAAAGAGCTGTTTTTTATAGAAGTCTGTAAAGTGACTAAAACTGTCCCGCTACCTAGTATACTCTCTAATCTCTGCAAATCAAAGTTTTTTCTATTAAAAACATAAGAAGTATCTGCAGTATGAAATTTATGTAATTGTTTTATTCTAGAACTAATCAAAGAAGAAGCTATGGGAGTATTAATAGCTAATGATAGTAGCTTTTTTAATTTTACTTCTAATGGTGTAGTAGCCGCTTCACTGGCTCTCAAAGATAAATGTCCAATATTAGTAGTAGTTCTACCTTCTGCGTCCGTGCCAGTAAAGCTGCTAGCAACAGAGGATGTTTTTAGAATTCTGGATACTCTTCTTTGTAAAGCAGTATAACTAGGCGCAACAATATAATCTCCAAACTGAGGATCTTCTACAAAACTACTTCTATCAATATTACCAGTATCTCTGGCGTGGAGTACAGCTTCTTCTAAAGATTTAAATATAAAGAATTCTTTTCTAAATAATGAGTGTATTTTTTCTTTAGTAGAGTAATCTATTGTCGGGTCTGAAGCTTTCAAAGCTTGAATACCTACATCCATACAATGAACATTAGAATTCATACTAACACGAAAAGTATCTGTATTAGTATTAATTATCTCTTGTATATCTTCCCAAATAGAGCGACCTAAACTCATAATTAATTATAACTCGCAGTATATAAGTCTAGAATACGCTTAATATGTGCAGGGAAGTGGGTATTACTTAAGTACTCAATCTGCATTGAATTAGGGTTGACGTTCTTATGTGTGTGCACAGAAGAATCATTTTTAATATAGTAAGCTAGAATATCTAAAATACATAATTTTAAATCTGCTGGAATTTCTGTATAGCCAGCAGTATAGGTAATTATATATCCATTAGTAGCTTCTGGAAATACTTTAGTTTTACTAGACCCATACGGAGCATATCCATGGTAATCCAGTGGGAAGGTGTCAAATATTATTGGCTTAATACTATTAGTAGCTTTAGATAATACATAATTTGTATATTCTGTTAAAGTAGTATAAGTAGCACCAAAGTCAGTAGAATATTCTACACTAGCAACTGATATTACGGGATACTCAGATAATTCAATAGCATCTGTTCCACCTTCACTATACTCAATTTTAGCATCATCTACATAGTCTATAAAAGTTCTGCGGCAGATAGTTTTAACTAACTCGCTTACTTTAGGTATTAACGCGTCTATAGCAGTATCACTAGAATTACTAGAGATGCCCATATAGGCTTTATATTCTGCTCTTGTAACTAGTGGTAGTCCCATATTTATTCCTTTATCTTTTACATACCTTGCTCGCAAAGCATGTAAAAGACGGGACCGAAGTCCCATCTTTTAACTTAAAATTAAGTCGTAAAACGTAGAACTGCAACACCTGAACCTAAGTTTGTACTCAATTGAGCAAAACCGGTACGTAGTGAAGCAACCATAACACGACGCTGAGTTTCAACTAGCTCTTGTGTATCCATACGTAGTCCGCGCTGATTACCAACCACGAAGTTACCTGTATAGATAGCCATAGCACCTACATTAGTAATAGCTGATGTAGAAGCTGCAGTAAAGGTAGCTGGTAGTTCGCCAGATACTAAAACAGGGCTGTTACCAATTTGACCAATTTGACCAGTTAGCAATGTAGCTTGAACACCAACTTGGTTCATTGTTTGGAATGTAGTATCATCTAATAGATTGTAGTATACATCGCTATTAACAATATAAGTTACATCAGCTGGATCTAGTCCTAGTGAACCTAGATTAGCACGTAGACCACGAAGTTTAGCAACAGTAACTGCTGTTGCAGCTGCATTCACTAAAGGTGCTGAGCTACTGGCAGAATATCCTGCAAGACCTTTGATAGGATCTGTAGAAGTATTTGCGCCTAGTAGGTACGCGCGGTCAAGAGCACGACTAATACGACGAACCATAGCATCACGAATGATAGGTAGAAGAACCAATAGGCTATCTTCTTCTTCTTCGTAATTCATGTATTCTTTTGTAGCTACTTTGTATGAGCTTAAAGTAATTTCTTTTAATGCGTGTGGTGAACCAACGCCTGGAGTTCCACCAGAAGTACTAGTTGTACCACCAGCACTTGCACTAGCACCAAAATCGCTACCATCTTGAGCAGCCCAGCTTGCTAGACCTGCTTCAGGATTCAATGGAATCTTCATTACGTTAGTTTGCATTGCAATTTGACGGAACAAAGGAGCAACGATTAACTTACGACGGATTTCATTTTCCATAGTCAAGGAAACTTCAAGTTCCCATGTAGCGCTAGGAAGATGTTGGCCATACTTTTGAACAAGTTCTTTACCGAACTTAGTATCTTGAATAGATTTACGCATTACAGTAGCAAGAATAACTGCTTTTTCTTTTTCTGCATAAGGAACTTCTTGAGAACCATTATCTGCAAAAGTCATTTTTGATTTTTGCATTGCTTCAATTTCAGCAGCTTTTTCAGTTAGAGCAGTCTGTAGACCTTCTAGAACTGACTTAGTGCTTGCAGCTTGATCAGCGAAACGCTTTTCAACTTCAGCCATTAGTTTCTCAGCACCAGTTTCGGTAGGAGTAGCAAGAGCTACAGCTGCCTTGATGCGAGCTTGCACTTCAGCTTCTTGAGCATCGGCAAGTGATTTTGCAATAGCTTGATCTGCCATTGCTTTAGCAGTAGCTTCTGCTACCATTTGTTTAATTTCGTCTTGGGTCATTTCGACTTCCTTCTGTGATTTGCCGTTTACTTCCGTTGAGGATTCTAGCCCTTTAGCTGACTCGCTTTCGGGTGCAAACTGCGATTTAAATTTTTTGTACTCATCAGCATCTGAAAATGCTTTAGACAAACTAAAAAGAGTATTTTGATTACATGGAACTGATACAACAGATATTTCTACCAGTTCCAGCTCTTTAATAACAAACAACTCTGCTACAGCATTATATTCTGCATCCATGATGCGAAATCCAACGCTAAATGCGGTTACTATTTCATCTTTTACTAAATTAAAAATTTCAGCGGCTGCTGAAATTCTTGCTTTAATCCATAAACCTTTTGAATCAATTCTGTAGTCTACCATGCGACCAATAGGGTCATCGTGGTCATGTTGTGACAACAAGATTGGATTCTTTAGATAATTCTGAATACCAGCTTCCCAAACACTGCTAGGAATAACATCGCTAGATCTATCTACATCATTAGTACTTGCGTAACCTTCAATATAAATAGATTCAATGCTTTCACCTACTGTAGGTGTTTGTTTAGTAAAAGTACTACTTACATATAATACTTTATCTTTATTCATCTTACTCCTTAATATGTGCTCTAAGTAGCTGGCGTATCTGGCTTTGTAGGTGCACCACCCAAACTAGGGTTTACTGCTGAGCCTGCAATATTTGCTGGTATACGTAAGTCATCATGCCCGGTTATTGGAGTATATCTTAGTTCAACCCTAGCTTCATTAGCAGAAATAATTCCACCATTAACTAATGTTGTATTATACGCAGCTATATCTTTTAACTCTGGCTGTAAAGCTGAAACGTTAGTAGTAATAGCGTCAATATCGTATCCGAAATATCTCTCCATTGCTGAAGAATATTTTCGAATAATTGGCATAATTGTTTCTAAATAAAATAAGCGCATATTAGGGGAAATATTTGCATTGTTTCCACCGTCTAATAATATGCTAGGCACTCCTAGTGCTTTTAATATTTTAATATCATGGGACTTGATAGAATTATCAAAATCCATATCTTGAAAACTGGCGTTTAGTAGATTGCTTGGCTTAAGCCCAGAATCTAAAATCATTGGTTTTCTAGCACCGTTTTTAGGGCTATAACCAGCAATCCAATTTTGTATTGTTTTTTGTTTAGCAACTTGACTTAGAGTATTGTCTGTTGTTAGTACCATTCCAGGTACTGCACCGTTTTCAAAGAAAGTCTCTTGAAACGCTTGCATTTTATATAGGATCTCTATAGATCTATTGGCAGATACTAACCTTGAAGTTCCACGATAGATAGAAGTACTACTAGTATCTCGTATATGAATAATTTCGTCAGGTTTAAAGTGTTGCACATTATTGTAGGTGTATCCTGCAATAAAAGTCTTTGTATCTGGAAGAACTTGCACACTTCCAGCAGGCAGGTGGTATAAAAAAGCACCATCAAAATAAATGAATATGTTACCTTCTAATACAAAGTCTGTAAATATATTAGTTCTAAAATCTTGTGCTGACTGATATGGATTTGGCCTAAAATTCAGTAGATTAACTAATGTCTTTTGACGCATTCCAGGACGTATATCTGAAGCTATCTTGTCTTTAATATCAAAGTCTAAACTAGAGCAACCTGCTACAATCATACTTGTACCACGATTAACTGTTTCTAGTTTCTTAAAAGAAGTTCTATAAGTTGCAGGGGCATCCGACCCTACAATTATACCTTCTTGTCTAATAATAATCTCTTGGGCTGGGTTAAGCTTCTCTCGAATATAACTTCCAATGTTATTGTACCATGCCATAGTTATCCCTAAGTGAATTGGCTAAAAAATGAGCCCACAACAGGAGAACTTTTACTTACTTCTTTATTAGACGCTTTATCCCGCTGAATATCAACCCAGCGTGCCTGACGCTCAGCTGAACCAACTGGAGGAGCTTTTCCGAATATCCGATGTAGTGCGACATGGTGTTTATTACATAAAGTACGAACTAAGTCGTACAACTCAGTTTGATGTTCAGCAATAAACTCATCTCGTACTTCGAGTATTCCAGCATCTGTGGAAATATCGTAATGTTTTCTAGCGGCCCAGCTTTCCAGCAGGATTGTAATTGAGTGAAAGTGGTGTAGCTCTAGGTCTTCACTTACACCACAAACATAGCAGTAGTCAAGTTTTTCGTAGGCTGATTTTGCTTTGTCTCGCACGTGCTTAACGGCAATACGCTTATTTTCTGTATTTTTAGCCATATTTTATAAGCACGTTTTAGTAATGCTCCAATTATACCATTCATGCAGCAGTATGTCAATATATAAATTTTTTATGCTATAACACATAAAATTTTACCCACCAATTGTAAAGGTATAAATTGCATAACGTATAGCATCAGCCATGTGTGATGCCATTCCATGCTCTGGACGCTCAGTTGTTACTGAGTCACGACCATCCCAGCGGTATTGGTCAAACATAAATAGCGTGTGTTCGCAATGTGGCGATACTTTAATCCTACCCTGTTCTACTAAAGTCTGTACTAAGGCAATGCCGTCTAGTACAGACTTTTTTGCTTTTATGGTGGCAATATCGTATGTATAGGCTAAGTCAGCAGCAGTTTGTGCAGCCGCGGAGTCAATAAAAATGTTTTCAATTGACCATTTAGTAATTAGCTCATTTAAACGTACAACGTGCCCTGCAGTTGTAGCTTGTGCTTCTTGGTACTCGTCGGTAATGTGATAGCTATCATCTAGTGGAGAGTACACTATTACAGCAAACGCGGTAGGGTCTTTGTAGCCAGGATCTAGTCCAGCAATTACTTCATCACCGTCACGAGCTACATACTCTAAAACATGCGTATCTTTGTCCAGCCCATAAATCTGACCTTCGTATACTGAAAACGAAGCCATGTATTCTTGCTCAAACTCAGCTTTTGACATTACTGACTTAGCTTCAGAAACATCACGCTCGCTCATTCGTGGATTCTCTGAATAGTCAGCAGTTATCGATGCCCATTCTGGAAAGTTTGGTGAAAATCCACGGTCATAAAATCTTGAAAACCAGTTACCGCGTCCACGAGGTGTTGAAATAAAAATTGCTTTTGAGCCAGGTTTATCTAGAGTAGGACGCAGTGCAACATTAAATGCCTCTTCACCACCACTACCCAATGCAGCTTCGTCAAAGATAATCAAATCGTAACTACGACCTACACTAGAATCCACAGTAGACAATGACCCAAGTCGTATAGTTGAACCATTCTTCAACTCTAGTACCCGATCTTTTACATTATCACGAGCCATTTCCAAGTCAAACGATCTAATCAAGTGACGTTGCAATTCAAAACTAATAGAGCTAAGATTATAATTTGGCGATATAATCAATATATTACATCCAGGCACTAACATTACTAATTGTCCAATAACATTAGCAATATAAGTTTTGCCTAGACGCCGGGCTAGCGCAGCACAAATAAACCTATAACTTGGATTATTAACTGCATTAATTAGCGCAATCTGTGCGCGGTTAATTTGATCCCAAGCTGTTGAAGTCTTACGAGTTAGCGGGTCTTCTGCTGGTAATAGTTTTAAATAATTAACAATCGGTAATTTAATGAATCGTTTCTCTGTTGGGAACTCTGTGATTGTTTCACAATCGATATCACTTCTTGAAATTGTTAGCATCTAGATTTACCAGTTGATTGATTAGCTGACCATACTTCGATCCATCCGACCCGTTGATCTGCACATTTACTTGATTCTTAATATTATTAGCTTGTTGTACCTTTTCAAGCTCAATTTGACGTGCTAGTAATTCCATTGACATTTTGTGTGATAGTGCTAGTATCTCAATAATATCTTTTGAGCTGCCTACGTCTGCTTCTTCCATATCTTGAAACTTCTTTTTTATAATAGCATCCATTGCAGCGCGCATCTTAAAGCGATTGTTGAATCCAACATCAAAAAATACTTGGTCAACATATGTTTTAACATCACGACGCTGCAAAGTTTGGGTAACTAGGCTTTGTGGGATATTTAGTAATTCAGCGACAACTGCGGCATCTTGGTTTTGTAAGTAACAGTTGGCAATCTCCAGGGACTCTGGCGATATATCAAGCGTTTCGGCGGGAGTGGTACTGGGAAGATTCTGGGACAATTGGGGTACCTCGGTTAGTTTCGTAAATTATATCATGTTAGCGGTTTAGGGTCAAGGGGTAAATTTAAGGTGGTTGGATGGTTGGCTATGGTGTTAGCACCGTATTTGTTTTTCATTATTTCTTAAAATACCGCATGCCTTCAAGGTTTGCAGTTAGCCCATAGCTACGCACCGAAAAGTTTTTTCATTATTTCTTAAAATACCGCATGTTGGTGGGCCCCCGGGGTAGGTGATACTTACAAGTCTGATAACCGCCCCTGGTCTGGTAACTATATTCAAATTGGCGATAGATTTTAGCTAATGGCCCGATAGTAATTTACAATGACGATTTTTCCTGGGAGCGCAAAAAATCGATTATAATTTCTTATCGCAACAAAAAACGGTATCACAAAATGGCAAAATCTAATCGCTCTCCCCTAGAACAATTTTTCGCAAAATCCCTTAAAATGGCTCGCTCACGCGATAAAATGAAAGGTTTTCAATCTGATAACAATGTTACAATCGCTTACCTTATGGGGTTGTTTGATGGTCAAAATGGAAAATGTTTTCATACTGGTGAACATATGACAATTGTTCGGGGTTTGGTAGAAGGTGCGGTCGTACCGGAATTGTGTACTATCGACCGTATCGACAATCGTAAAGGTTACGAAATTGGCAATATTATCCTTGCCTGTGACGGTATCAATCGTATGCGCTCAGATATGGAATTATCAAAATTCCGCGCACTGTGCAAAAAAATTGGATTAAAGGCGTAAGCCTTATTATTAAAGGAAAGAAAATCATGACACAATCGAACATCAATATGGATATGGTAATCAATATCAGTTTGGGTAGTTTCAGCCAGCAACAATTGAAAATTATGCTATGCGAAACAATGAACAATTTGACAACTATTCAAATTGAGGCGGTACTTGCCAAAATTAACATGGTTCCAGCTGACCTTACCATATAGGCAATCGTTGCCAAATCCATCAGGGCCAAGGCGGCCCATTGGCCGCGCCTAGTACTTATATGATTTTCAAATTTTATATGGTCGCGTTAAGCGACCATATCTTTTTTGGTAACAATATAAACTGTTTACCACGTTTAGCCTGGAATAACCCTGGTGTTGACAGGGTTATTTGTTTGGGGTTATAATCTATGCATGAAACAAGATTACATTCTAGCCTGCAAAGCAATCGAAACCCGTCACCCCACGGCATGGAGCATTGTTCAAATTGACAATGAAAATTTTTCAGCGCGAGTTGGGCATTGTATGGCATACTATGTTATAATCGACAATGTAATCACTGGAGACGTTTGGTATGAATAAACTGTTTATACAATTAATTGAGGCCACATTCATTGCCGTTTTGATAGGCTTTCCCTTTATCATCTACTTTTGGAATATGACACCATGATGACACTTACACTAATGGGCGCATATGGGCGCACTTATACTACTGTTAACAAAGCCTTGGAAGATTGGCAAAATGGCAAGGATTTCCAGGTTTTGGATGGCCCTTACTGTAGCATTAGGGATATGGACTATCTTATTCGCACAAACAATAAGATTCAAATTTTGCTAAACAATGGCGTGAATGTTGTTTTGCATGATACAATCACTAACGAATCACTACTGGATACAATACTATGATACTAACCTTCAAAGAAATGGCAATCAATATTGCCGACTACAATGGTATGCAATATGGCAAGGCTTTGCCTTGGATTATCAATAAGGCGTGTGACTATGTTATGCATACCTTTTACCCTCACCAAAATGAACACGATGTTATCCATGATGCTAATATGGTCAAGGTTGACATTGTTATGCAAACGGTAACCTTTCCAGGATTGACAACTAAGTTGCACTAACCTTTGGGAAACGATTTACATCGTTTCCATTTTGCATATGGTCGCTTTAAGCGACCATTGCTTTTTTGGTAATGATATAAATCGTTATCAAATCGACAACCTGGCCGCGCCAAAATTATACCACAAAAATTTAAGCGCGTCAATAGGGGTTTATCCCTATGTTGTATTTTTGTAAAAATAAAAAAATATGTTGCGTCCAGGCTGAAATGGCCTTATAATTATTCCATAGCAAGCAAACAAGGAAATAGAAAATGATTTATTTATCTGCATTGGTTTTGTTTTTGGGTATTAAAATTGCATTACTGTATTATTTTACTCAAGCCCACTAAACTGTGATATAATCTAGGCTTACTGTGAAAGGATAGCATATTGAGTTTAACAGGATTTGGTAATCCTGCACGAATTGCCAACGATATACGGGTATCGTCAAACCCATTTTTGTAAACTTTAGGAAAATTTAAAATGACTACCAAAACTGTAAACTATACCCCTGAGCAAACTACTAGCATGGTTGCTGAATATCAGGCCGGCACAACTGTTGAGGCAATCGCTCTCAGCATGGGAAAATCGGTTCGCTCTGTTGTCGCTAAACTCTCACGCGAAAAGGTGTATGTTGCCAAAACGTATACTACCAAAACGGGTGAAACTGTTGCCAAAAAGGATGCTGTTGCCGATGCTATCGGCGCGGTTCTGAAACTGTCGGAAGCTGAAACCGAATCGCTTACCAAAGCGAATAAGACTGCACTTGCGAAAATCTTTGCCGCGCTGGCAAATTCTCAGCCGGTGTAAGGGATTGGGCTTCGGCCCTTTCTTTTTTGCCGATAATTGTCTTTTTGGTAATCGTCACCATATTGGATATGGTCGCTTCAAGCGACCGTGGTCAATTTGACAAAGGGTTTGCGC